TATCAACTTCATCGGTCTAACCTTTGTTGCTACCAGAACTGGTGTTGCATTTGAAGAAGTAATCGGTTCCGTTTAATAAAGAGGTTTTAATCAATCATGGCTAGAAATCAAGTCAATCCACCACCACTAAGAACGATTTCAGACTTCAAAAGTAAGCTGACGGGTGGCGGTGCTCGTGCCAATTTATTTGAGGTTGTCCTAACATTTCCTGATATAGTACAACCAGCAACCGATGTTCTTGATAAATCAAGGTTCTTAGTTAAGGGTGCAAGATTACCTGCATCCAATATTGCACAGATAGAAGTTCCATTTAGGGGAAGGGCATTAAAGATCGCTGGAGACAGAACGTTCGATTCTTGGACTGTTACTGTTATCAACGATACAGACTTTGCTATCCGTTCCGCATTTGAGAACTGGATGAATGCTATTAACAGATTATCTGATAACACAGGTTTAGTTAATCCAGCAGACTATCAAGCAGATTGCTATGTTTATCAACTTGATCGTGATGGACAAGCACTAAGATCTTATCGTTTCTTCGATACATTCCCAACACAGGTTGGTCCTATTGAACTTTCATACGATGCACAAGGAATCCAAGAGTTCACTGTTGAACTACAGGTTCAGTATCTTGAAGTTATCAAAGGAACTAGTCCTGTAGCAGGTGGAACGGATATCAACTAAATAGTACGATAACGTAGTCTAACTTTATACTATGGCAAAACTTTTCGGTTTTTCTATTGAGGATACTCAGAAAAAGTCCAAATCAATAATCAGCCCTGTTCCCAAGAACAATGAGGACGGGGTTGATACTTTTGTTTCCAGTAGTTTTTACGGATCTTATGTAGATATTGAGGGTGCTTATCGCTCTGAGCAAGATTTAATAAAAAGATATAGAGAAATGGCACTCCATCCAGAATGTGATGGTGCTATTGAAGATGTTGTAAATGAAGCAATAGTTAGTGATTTATATGATTCTCCTGTGGAGGTTGAATTATCCAATTTAAACGCTAGTGAAGGAATAAAGAAAAAAATTCGTGAAGAATTTACTTATATTAAAGAAATCATGGACTTTGATAAAAAGTGCCATGAAATTTTTCGTAATTGGTATATTGATGGAAAGATATACTACCATAAAGTTATAGATTTAAAGAGACCAGAAGAAGGTATAAAAGATTTAAGATATATTGATCCTATGAAGATCAAATATATTCGTCAAGAGAAGAAGAAAAAAGGTCAAGATGATATGACCATTATGGTTAGGTCTTCTGATGCTCAATCTGTACCTAATCCAGAATATGATGAATATTATATTTACACTCAAAAGGCAAATTATCCAACTGGTATGATGCCTCGTGCTGGTAAGGAATCAGTAAAAATTGCTAAAGATTCTATATGCTATTGCACATCTGGTTTAGTTGATAGAAATAAGAATAGAGTTCTTTCATATCTTCATAAAGCAATTAAGGCACTTAATCAATTAAGAATGATTGAGGATAGTCTTGTTATTTACAGACTATCAAGAGCACCAGAAAGAAGAATTTTCTATATTGATGTTGGTAATCTACCAAAAGTAAAAGCAGAACAATACCTAAAAGAGGTAATGTCTCGCTATAGAAATAAGTTAGTTTACGATGCGAACACTGGTGAAGTTCGTGATGACCGTAAATTTATGAGTATGATGGAGGATTTCTGGTTGCCTAGAAGAGAAGGTGGTCGGGGAACCGAAATTACTACACTTCCAGGTGGACAAAATCTAGGTGAATTATCTGATATTGAATATTTCCAAAAGAAACTTTATAGAGCATTAGGTGTTCCTGAATCTAGAATCGCTGCAGAAGGTGGTTTTAATTTAGGTCGTTCATCAGAAATTTTAAGAGATGAACTTAAGTTCGCTAAATTTGTGGGGCGTTTAAGAAAGCGTTTTGCAGCAATGTTCAATGATCTGCTGAAGACTCAACTTATTCTAAAGAATATTGTTACTCCAGAAGATTGGGAACAAATGGAAGATCATATTCAATATGACTTCATATATGATAATCAATTTGCAGAACTTAAAGAGTCTGAACTTATGGAGGGACGACTTGGAATGCTTGCAACAATTGAGCCTTATATTGGCAAGTACTATTCCACTGAATATGTACGTAAGAGAGTTCTACGTCAAACAGATAAGGAAATAGAAGAAATTGATACACAGATTGAGGATGAAATTCAAAAGGGAATTATTCCAGATCCATCATCACTTGATCCAATAACTGGTGAACCATTACCACCAGAAGGTGAACAACCAATGGAAGGAGATCCTATGGCACAAGACCCTATGGGAATGGGTGAACAACCAGTAGATCCAGACATTGTTGCACAAGCACAAGCAATTGATGCACAGTATCAAAAGGATACCAAGAAGGCCGAGTTATAAATAAAACATATATAACGTTTAAAAAAATTTAATCTTATGGAAGATCTTGTGGATTTGATTGCAACTGATGCGAGTTCATCTGAAGTTTCAGATAGACTTAAGGATATATTGTATGCAAAATCAGCAGAAAGAATTGAAGCACTGAAACCACATGTGGCAACTTCAGTCTTTGATGAACCTACTGCTGAAGAAGATCAAGCAATTGAGGAACCAACCGAACAGGAAGAAGAATGAAACTCATTACAGAAGAAATTTCTCAGGTAAAAATTATCTCTGAAGGTAAGGGAGCAAATAAAACTCTCCATATTGAAGGTGTATTTCTCCAAGGTGGTATTAAAAACCGCAATGGTAGAATGTATCCTGTGGAAACTCTTTCTCGTGAAGTTGGTAGATATTGTGAGAATTTTGTTAAGAAAGGACGTGCTTTGGGTGAATTAGGTCATCCAGAAGGTCCTACTGTTAATCTTGATAGAGTCTCTCATAAGATTACAGGTCTTGTTCAAGAAGGTAACAACTTCAGAGGAAAAGCAAAACTTCTAGAAACACCTATGGGTAAGATTGCAAAATCTTTACTTGGTGAAGGTGTTATGTTAGGTGTTTCATCTCGTGGAGTTGGATCACTTAAAGAAGATCATACTGGTTGTAAAGTAGTTGGTGAAGATTTCCAACTAGCAACTGCTGCTGACATAGTAGCAGATCCTTCCGCACCAGATGCTTTTGTTAATGGAATTATGGAAGGAAAAGAGTGGGTTTGGGATGGAGGAATACTCCGTGAACAACTTGCAGAGAAAACCAAGAAATCAATTAACACATTGGTTACTCAAAACAGGTTAGAAGAACATAAGTTGAGTCTATTCAACGATTTTCTAAATAACTTGTAAATTTAATAAATCTATAAATAAGTATAGATTCTTACGAATCATAAACACATGTCCGTTGGTAACAATCACGAAATGGAAAACATCGAAGAAAACCAGGTAACCAAAGGTGCATCCGCTGGCGATCCTGCACCAAAGGGTCCAGGCTGGGAAGACCTTGGTGGACCTACACCAGAAAACTCTCGTCCAGATGACGATAGTAACAAACTTAAAACACCTGGTGCAACTCTAGCTCAAGTAAAAGACGTAGTCAATGCTAAAGCAGCAAAAGCTGAAGCAGTTTCTGACGAAATCGAAGATGGGCAGGAAGTTGTATCTGAAGATGAAGTAGCTACTGATGAAGTAGTTGCAGAAGAGGAAACTACTGAAGAAGAAGTTGTTTCTGAAGAAGAAGCATCTACAGATGAGGTTGTTGCCGAAGAAGAGACTACTGAAGAAGAAGTAATCGAAGAAGAGGAGACCTATGACGTTGAAGCAGACGTTCAGGCACTTCTTGAAGGCGAAGAACTTTCTGAAGAGTTTCAGGACAAAGCCAGAACAATTTTTGAGACCGCAATCAAATCCAAGGTTGTAGAAATCAAAGAAGAACTCAACGAATCTTATGCTAATGCTCTAGTTGAAGAACTAGAAACAATTAAAGTAGGACTTGTAGAAAGAGTAGATTCTTACCTTGAGTACGTTGCAGACGAGTGGCTACAAGAAAACGCTCTGCAAGTAGAAGCAGGTCTTAAGACAGAAATGACCGAGTCATTCCTAGAAGGAATGAAGGGTCTTTTTGAAGAACATTATGTAACTATCCCTGAAGAAAAATATGATGTACTTAATAGTATGGTAGATAAGCTTGATGAAATGGAGAATAAACTCAATGAACAGATCGACAAGAATGTCGCCCTGAACAAGAGATTATCCGAGTCTACTGCAGATGTAATTTTTGCAGATGTATCTGAAGGTCTTGCAGACACTCAGAGAGAAAAACTCGCATCTCTTGCAGAAAATGTTGAGTTTGAAAGTGAGACAGACTATCGTGAGAAGCTAGGAACATTGAAGGAATCTTATTTCCCTACAAAGTCTAGCACTCCAAAGAGCACCTCTGAGAATTTATCAGAAGAGGTTTCAACTGATGAAGTAGCATCACAGGATGTAAGTCCTTCGATGCAAGCCTATCTTGATACACTATCCAGAAGTGCGAAAAAGTGATTTCTAAATCATTAATTTCAAACACACAATCCTAAAAAAGGAATTTTCAAATGCAAATGTACAATTCGGAGTACTTGCAGGAAAAGTGGGCACCAATTCTCGATTATGACGGTCTTGATCCAATCAAAGACGCACATCGTCGTTCTGTAACCGCTATCCTGCTTGAAAACCAAGAAAAAGAATTACGTGAAGAGCGTAGTTTCCTTTCCGAAGCTCCTACAGTAAACACCAATTCAGGATCAAACGCAGGTTTCTCTGCTGATGCTGCTGCTGGTGGACCTACTGCTGGTTTCGACCCCGTTCTAATCTCATTGATTAGACGTTCTATGCCTAACTTGGTCGCTTATGACCTTGCTGGCGTTCAACCAATGAATGGACCAACTGGTCTGATCTTCGCAATGCGTTCTCGCTATACCAATCAAACTGGTACAGAGGCGTTATTCAACGAAGCAGATACAGCCTTCTCTGGACAACCTGATGGGCTTGATGAGCTCGCTGGTGCAACTAACGCAACCGTTGGTTTGGGTACTACTGCACAGCAGGGATCCAATCCTGGTCTTCTTGATCCTACTGTTCCTCAAACAGGCGACGGAACAACCTACAACGTAGGTCAAGGTATGCGTACAGACACCGCTGAAGATCTAGGTGATGGATCTGGTGATCAGTTCAACCAAATGGCATTCTCAATCGAGAAAGTCACCGTGACTGCGAAGTCTCGTGCGTTGAAAGCTGAGTACTCACTAGAGCTTGCTCAAGATCTTAAGGCGATCCACGGTTTGAATGCAGAGGCAGAACTTGCCAACATCCTCTCTACAGAAATCCTTGCTGAAATCAACAGAGAAGTTATTCGTACAATCTACAACGTAGCAGAGCCTGGTGCTCAAGCAAACGTTGCTGCAGGTGGTACATTTGACCTCGATACCGATTCAAACGGAAGATGGAGTGTTGAGAAGTTCAAGGGTCTTATATTCCAGATGGAAAGAGACGCTAACGCTATCGCACAAAGAACTCGTCGTGGAAAGGGTAACATGATCCTTTGCTCCGCTGACGTTGCTTCTGCACTAACAATGGCTGGTGTACTTGATTACACACCTGCTCTTAATGCTAACCTTAATGTTGATGACACAGGCAATACATTTGCTGGTGTACTTCAAGGTAAGTATCGTGTATACATCGATCCTTATTCTGCTAACGTATCTGCTAACCAGTACTACGTTATGGGATACAAAGGTTCTTCACCTTATGATGCTGGACTGTTCTACTGCCCATACGTTCCTCTACAGATGGTTCGTGCAGTTGGTCAGGATACATTCCAACCAAAAATTGGATTTAAGACAAGATATGGTCTTGTTGAGAACCCATTTTCACAAGGTACAGCACAAGGACTTGGAACACTTACACGTAACAAGAACCGTTACTACAGAAGAGTTAAAGTTACTAACCTTATGTAAGAAAGAGATTTATATCTTTCTAGTTCAAGAGGATCCTTCGGGATCCTCTTTTTTTATCTAAATATATAAGACGATTGATATAAGTAATGACAGCATCAGTTTTCGGAAAACAAGTACAGAATAGGAATTTCTTATCTGGGATTGCTTTTAAGTTTAATTTGGGGAAATATCCGAAAGTTGATTTTTTCTCAAATAGTGCTAAAATACCAGAGATAAACCTAGAGCTTGCTCAACAGGCATCATATTTAAAGAATATTGATGTACCTGGAGAAAGACTTACATACGGTGATTTTACTTTAAGATTCCTGGTTGATGAGAATATGGAGAACTATCTTTCAGTATATGAATGGTTAACTGGATTGGGATTCCCAGAAACAACACAACAATTTAAATCATTAACAACAGATAAGACAGGTCAGAGAGACGAAAAGATAGCATTTTCTGATGGAACTTTAAGTATCCAAAACAGCAATTACAAAGAAGTAGCAAAAGTTAAATTTCAAGATTTATTCCCAGTTAGCTTGACATCTTTGGATTTTGATGCTACAAATACAGATGTACAGTTCTTTACAGCAGAAGCAACTTTCAAATATACAATATACAAACTTTCCAGTAGTTTATGAACCTTGACAAAATTCAGGAGATGTGGCAGAAAGATGCTGTCATTGATCCTGATAATCTACATGATGAATCTTTAAAAATTCCACAATTACATGCAAAGTATTATACAG